CCAGCAAAAGCTATAATCTGTGTCATATAATTTTTTCTATGTAGTCCTTGATTTCTGTTTTGATTTCTTCCAAAGTCATTTCTGCAACGTCTGGTTTACTAATCTTTGGTATAAAGATTCTATAGGTTTTTTCGCATTTATTTTTAATCTGAGCAGCAGCTTTTTGTCCAGCCTCGTCATTATCGGTGAGAAGTATTAAACTCATAGCTCCAGACGAATCTAGAATCATCTTTTGTCTATCACTCATGGAACAGCCAAAAATAGCTACAGCATTATGTATATGATTTTCTTCTAATTTCCACACATTACCAGGACTTTCAACAATAATAGCCATACCAGATTTCAATATATGCTCTTTGGCAAACCAGAAATTATACAAATGATTTTGTGACTTAAAACCAGAATTATGTTTCCATTTTGGATATTTCCACAAGTCTTGATCGGATGGACAGCTACCGGTCTTATGAAAGGACGAACAACTATCGCACTTATTATAAATAGATCGCCCCGTACATCCAACTACATATCTATGATCGTCAGAATATATAGGAGCTACTACTCTATCTGACATCTCTTTTCCATCTTTATTACATAATCCTATATCGTACTTACTTAGTATCTCTGCTGAATATCCTCTGCTAATATAGTATTCCGAAGGTATAATTAATGATGATGTAACATATCTACGTTCTATTTTAGTATCGTTATCTACTCCAGACTTTGTAATTTTTTCCACAACCTGTGTAAAGCGATTTTTTTCCTGTAGAACTTTAGAAACTTTGAAGTTTTTAAGATCCTTATTCAGGAACGCTAAAGCAAAATCTACAGCTTCATTGAATGGACAAATATTGCTCTTATCTCCAATTTTCCAATTATATCTTTCTACAGATAATAAACCTCTAATAAATCCTATAACAGAACCTTTGAATGTATTTTCGCATCCATGTGTTCTACATGTCCAATTGCCTCTATAATTATCTCCTATATGATATATATTCAATGCGGCAGCATTGTCTCCGCCATGAATAGGACAACTCATCGTGTACATCTTGTTATTAAGACGATACTCTAAGCCAAAAGAATCAAATAAATCTTCGATTCTGTCACATAACTCATCACACACTAATTTTAACTGTTGCTGATTATACGAATTCGATTTTTTCATTGTTTTCATCATCTAATACAAATCCTTCTGATTGTTTACCTTTATTATGGGTCAATTCCAACTTTGTTTTACCTTCCGTAATTTTGGCACACCAACCCTTCATATAACAATTGATATAATCATTATCGTCCAAGCCACCGCCGTGGCGACTAATAATGGGTACTAGCTTTCTATTTCCATTAGTAGGACCATCTTCGGCTATTTCTTCATCGGATTTTCTCTTAAAAATAGTGAAATTACTACATAGCCAAATAATTCTATCTGAACCGCTCGCTGTATCCGTACTCTCTTTTGTAATACCGTCTCTATTTAGCTGTACAAATGCCACTATCGGAATTTCATATTGTGTAGCAAGATTATGCAGCTGTGTCATCATAAAGCCTAGTAGCTGATATTCTTTTAAATCTTGTGACATACCTTGTGTATCCATGAGTTTTAAATAATCATAGAAAATGACACAATCTTTTGCTGTTCCATTATCGTTTAAGCCAACATGCTTAATGAGCCACCTTCTGATAATAGATAGTTGTTCATCAAACGCTTTACCAGCAATCGACTTATAATATATGGGGGCATTCTTCAACTCTTCGGCGGCCTTATTGATTTTATTCTTCTTATCTTCAGACGATGTAAATTTACCAGTTTCGATATCCCTAATCTCTATTTCGCTAACCATAGCTAAAATTCTATGAAGATGATCTTCTTTTGTCATTTCTGTATCAAGATTGAGCACTGGAATTTTTAGCTTACTAGCAATATGAAAACCCATATTATCTACGAGTAAGGTTTTGCCAGTCTTGGGTCTTGCTGCAATAACATTTACTGTGCTTCTTCTTAGTCCACCACCTATAGATTGATCATAAATTGGAAATCCTGTTGGGATACCAACTTGATCAATAGGATGAGAAGCTAGATATTCCATGTATTCATTAAGGTCTTTGGCAATCAATACTGGATTATTATCGATATCATTTAGCGTATTACCAAAGTTCATTACGGCTTCTTCAGCAATACCAACAATTCCGCTTACAGATTCACTGCCGTTAATATCTAGTATTTTATCTTGTACGTTTTCTAATTCTTTATGTAGTGATCTAGCTATTTCTAGTTTCTTAATTTTAGCAGCAAACTTTTTGATATTATCCTTATTAACAGGAAAATCGAGAATAGCCTTTAAATGCTGTGCTTCTTCTTTATTGCTAAGAATATGAGAAACACCTAGTTCGCTGGCTGCCGAATAAATAGACGCTATATCAAGAGTTAAAGCATTGCTCTTATCGTATATATGTCTAATGCACTTATATACTATAGCATTGCTATCTATAGTAAAACATGTTTCTTTAATAATATCAGCAATTTCCAAATATACTTCTTCGCCATAACTACAAATACCAGACAATACAGCTCTTTCTGCTGCTGGATCCGAAAGTATCATTACTAGCTCCTAATGTTGTTCTTTGACCTATATACCATCATGAGAATGTCTGACAAGTTTTTAACATTACCAGATAAATAGGACAATCTATCTGATCTTTGCTTGGCATACTTCTTAATCTTGTTTAATGACTCTGCTTTGACATTATGTTTTATAGCCTGCAAAGACTTCTCTAAAAAGCCATACCCTTTATAATTATTGATTTCATCTGCGATTACCTCCTTGATAGTCTCATCTGCCCAATTATGTCTTGCTATTTCACGATTGGTACTACGCTGCATATGTAGTGCAAATTGACCTAAACGATAAGCAATCTGTAAACAATCTTCAGGATTTAGTTTTTCAATATGGTCTCTGCTCATGGAAAAATATAAACTGATTTCATCCTCTGGAAATAGATCGGACTTATATGCGGATAAGCCTATAGAGTTTTCATATTCATCTAGAATACGATCCCATTCATCTAATTGTTCTTTTGCTGTTCTATTCTTTGTATCCATAATTCATCACTTTCGTTAAATGGTAGCTCTATATATGTTATTCCATTAATTTCGCACCATTCTTGTTTTTCTCTATCTCGTTTCTTATGTCTCATAAATCCTAGTGCATTAGAATGGTAGTGGCTTACAAACTTATAATGTTGCTCGCCATGAGTTTCAATACAAATCTTTTTTAAAGGTAGATAAAAATCTAGATATAAAACTTCTGATCTACGTATATATATCGGAACCTCTTCTAATACTTGCATTGTAGGATATAATGCAGATAATATGTTTCTAGCCTTTAAATGTAATGATGACTTAGCAGCACCAATTTTTGGAGTATGTCCAATGAGTTGCCAATTCATCGAGTTACCATCAAGATCATTTACGGTCATTTGATACCAATAGTATTCCTAACTAGTTTGTATAATTCATCATATCGTTCTGGATGGTCTACTAGATATTGTCTAACCTTTTCAATACCCTGTAATTTAATTTTTTCATCAGGTATAAAATCGAGAGTATACCAAGCACCGCCTTTATTTATCAGTCCCATATCAGCAGCCAGTGTGACCAACTCGGTTTGTCGGTCGATACCCTGTCCATATCTGAGGTAGCTAGTTATAGTACCGCCCGGAGGACCGAGCGCAGAACAAATTGCTTGCCATTCTACTTCTTGTCCAATCTGAGCGCCATCTGCACTTAGCGTCCATGGTTTATGAAACTTGGCTCTTAGCTTAATATCTGTTTGATATGCAATAGCCTGTCCACTCTTTTCTTTCCACTCTACATTACCGTATCCAGGATTGCCCATTAAGTGAGTAATACCAATAACAATATTCTTATTTACAGGAATAACGTTCGCAACCTTTCTGCAGAATTTGGCGAGTAATTTAGCACCGTCTGCTCTTTGCATCTTGTCCATGTCGCTTGTAATTTCAGCTTCTGTACATAAGGCTGAGTAAGAGTCTATAATTAGAATACATCCTGGTTCTTCATTAATTAATTTTTCAGCTATCTGCAAATACTCTTCTGCGTGTAATATCTTACCTTGTTGTGATCCTATAACATCAAATCTATTAAGATCTAAATTCTTTATTCCTTCTAAATC